GGGCTTAGTTTATGTAAAATATCATTATCTCTCATTACAACCATAGAATAGTTTATATTGTAATGATCAAATTGATTTTTCATATACACATGTCTGTCTACCTTATCTGGTAGCGTAAAGCAATATACATGCGGAATCCCATCCAAGACACTCATCATAAAAAGGGTTTTTTGTATTTATCATAAATAACTGAGTAATCCACAGTGTGATAATGGACGACATTCTAGATATGGTTATTGGTGATGAATCTCCAGCGAACGTTTCGGATAAGATCAAAGATCTACTTTATGCAAAGACTTCTGAGAAAGTTGAAGCACTAAGACCAGAGGTATCGAACAGTATGTTTGATGCTGAGACTGATGTTGAAGACTAAATCATAATAAATAATTAAATAATCGATTACGTTCAGAAATGAAACTGATTAGGGAAGAGATTGAAAAGGTTGAAGTACTCACTGAAACCGTAAATGGTAAGAAGAACATGTTCATTAAAGGCGTGTTCCTTCAAAGTGAGATGGTAAACCGTAACGGTAGAATGTATCCCTTCTCAATCATGGAAAGAGAAGTAAAAAGGTACTCTGCGGATTATGTTGAAAAGGGAAGAGCCCTTGGAGAACTGGGTCATCCTGATGGTCCAACAGTAAACCTCGATAGAGTATCACATAAAATAACTGAGTTGAAGCAGCAAGGTAATAACTTTGTTGGTAAGGCACAGATTCTGCACACCCCAATGGGTAAGATTGCAGAAGCACTTCTTAAGGATGGAGTAACACTTGGAGTTTCTTCTCGTGGCATTGGTTCACTGAGAGATAATGCTAAAACGGGTTACAAAGAAGTTGGTGAGGACTTCATGTTAGCAACTGCTGCTGACATTGTTGCAGATCCATCAGCACCTGATGCTTTTGTCCAAGGCATTATGGAAGGAAGAGATTGGGTTTGGGATGGAGGCATACTTCGCGAAAAACTCGCTCAACAAACAAAAATGAGAATTGAGGCGGCATCTAGGCAAAAAGTATTAGAAGAAACAAAGTTGAACATGTTCAACGACTTCTTAAGTTCACTTTGAGACGCTATATATGCAGTTCAAGTTTTAAATATAATAAATAAATATAGATTAAATTACAAAGGTTAATCGGAGAGTCTCAAATGTCTAGTGACAAAAACTTACAGGAAATGGAAGCAGGCACAACTCAATCCAAGACCGCTGTTAATGCTGGCGCAAAAGCAGCCGATCCAATGCAAAAACTTGCTGCTGGTGCAGTAGCAGGTGAGTCTGGATCATACGAAGATCTTGGTGGCCCTACTCCAGACAACTATAAGTCTGACGACGAATCAGCAAAAATCAAAACTCCAGGCGTAACCCTTAAGCAGGTGCGTGATGTTGTAAACAAAGGTGCTAAGCCTGCGGATGCAATGAAGGGTATGAAGGAAGAGGAAGAACTCGAATCTGAAGAGGTAATCGAAGAGGAAGAGGAAGTAACCGCTGAAGCTGAGGAAGTCGTATCTGAAGAAGAAACTTCTGAAGAAGAAGTCGTATCTGAAGAAGAAGAGTCTGCAGAGGAAGTTGTCGCTGAGGCAGATGAGACTGCTGAAGAAGAGTTTGATGTCTCTGAAGATGTCAGTGCTCTTCTTGAAGGTGAGGATCTCTCGGAAGAATTCCAAGAGAAAGCCCGCACCATCTTTGAGGCAGCACTTCGTTCCAAGGTCGAAGAGATCAAGGAAGGTATGGTTGCTGCGTACAACGAAGTATACGAGGAGCGCCTCGTAGAAGAAGTTACCGAGATCAAGTCAGCTCTTACAGAAAGAGTAGATTCTTATCTTGAGTACGTATCCGAGGAATGGGTTACCGAAAACAGACTCGCTATTGATAGCGGTCTTAGAGCAGAAATGTCGGAATCATTCCTCTCTGGCATGAAGAATCTTTTTGAAGAACATTATGTATCAATCCCTGAAGAAAAATATGATGTTCTAGAGAGCATGGTAGAAAAACTTGATGAAATGGAGACAAAACTCAACGAGCAAATTGAGAAGAATATCACACTCAACTCCCGACTTTCTGAGTCGGTTGCTGATGGTATCTTTGACGAAGTAGCTGAAGGTCTTGCCCTCAGTCAAAAAGAGAAGCTCGCCTCACTTGCCGAAAGTGTGGAGTTTGAAAGTGGCGAAAAGTATCGTGAGAAATTGGGGATGCTGAAGGAGTCTTACTTCTCGGCACAGAAAACTCCAAAAGCGCAGACCGAAAACTTGTCTGAGGAAGTAGACGTTGATGCAGCAGGTATTACACCTGACTACATGAACAGATACCTCAGAACATTAGGTGCTGTTAGCAATAAGTGAATTCTTAATTATTAATCAAACAAAACTAAACTAAGGTAAAAAGCAAATGTTCCAATCCGAGCATCTGCAGGAAAAGTGGGCACCACTTCTCGACTATGACGGTCTTGATCCAATCAAAGATAACCATAGAAGAGCGGTAACCGCCGTCCTGTTAGAAAACCAAGAAAAGTTCCTCCGCGAACAACAAGCATTCCAAGGCGGAATCCTCAATGAGACCCCAACCATGGCAGGTAATGCTGCTGGTGCTGGTGGTGGATTTGGTGGAGACGCTGCAGCAGGTGGTCCTGTTGCTGGTTTCGACCCCGTTCTGATCTCTCTGATCAGACGCTCTATGCCTAACCTGGTCGCATATGACCTTGCAGGCGTACAACCAATGAGTGGTCCTACTGGACTCATCTTTGCAATGCGTTCCCGCTACACCAATCAGAGCGGAACTGAAGCACTATTCAACGAAGTTGATTCTGCATTCTCTGGACAAGGCGATGGTCTTGACGAGGCAAGCGGATTCTCTGATGGCGTTGCAGGTATGGGTACTACCAGCCAGTCTGGTTCTAACCCTGGTCTCCTCAACCCTGTTGGTACTGCATCTTCTACCTCCTACAACGTAGGACAGGGCATGAAGACTGGCGATGCTGAGAACCTGGGCAATGGCACTGGTAATCAGTTCAACGAGATGGCATTCTCTATCGAGAAGGTTCTTGTTGAAGCCAAGTCAAGAGCACTGAAGGCAGAATACAGCCTTGAGCTTGCACAAGACCTTAAGGCAATTCATGGTCTGAATGCTGAAGCGGAACTCGCAAACATTCTCTCTACAGAGATTCTTGCTGAGATCAACCGTGAAGTCATCAGAACCATCTACAAGGTTGCTGAGCAAGGTGCTCAAGCAAACACTGCTACTGCTGGTGTATTTGACCTCGACATCGACTCCAACGGACGTTGGTCAGTTGAGAAGTTCAAAGGTCTTCTGTTCCAAATCGAGCGCGATGCTAACGCAATCGCACAAAGAACTCGTCGTGGCAAGGGTAACGTTGTCATGTGCTCCGCTGACGTTGCTTCGGCACTGTCTATGGCTGGCGTACTTGACTACACCCCAGCACTCAACGCTAATCTTAACGTTGACGACACTGGTAACACCTTCGCTGGTGTTCTGCTTGGTAAGTATAGAGTCTACATCGATCCTTACGCCGCTAACGTTGCTGCTCAGCAGTACTACGTTGTTGGTTACAAGGGTAGCTCACCTTACGACGCAGGACTCTTCTACTGCCCATACGTTCCTCTTCAGATGGTTCGTGCAGTTGGAGAAAACACCTTCCAACCAAAAATCGGATTCAAGACCCGTTATGGTCTTGTTGCAAACCCCTTCGCAGAAGGATCCGAGCAAGGACTGGGACGCCTCAAGGTCAACCAGAACCGTTACTACAGAAGAGTTCAAATCAAGAACCTTATGTGATCCATCGGACTCACAATCTGTTCAAGAGACCCGAAAGGGTCTCTTTTTTTGTCTAAATACATATATTGAACTTTTTATAATGAAGGATCTTCTTATTACATTTGGGTGTAGTTGGACATTTGGTCAAGGATCTGCCTATAAAGAAGGCATGTCTGATGAGGAGTATGATAAAATTTATCTTGATCCAGATCTATGTTGGGAAAATGGTTGGAGAAAATACGTTGTAGATCATTTTGACTTTGAACATCTCAATTATGGTATTGGTGGTAGTAGTAATGATAAACAATTTAGACTAGCAAAACAATTTTTTGTATCTAATAAATTTAAAGAATTATATCAACAAGGAAGAAAAATTTACGTATTATGGGGAACTACTTCAGTTAATAGATATGATTTTTGGATAAAGGAAGAATGGAAATATGA